GTGCCGATTCCAACCTTTCCAGATGTGTCCACAGTGACTTTGGTTGAGGCACTGTCGGTTCCAGTTCTAATTTGTAAGCCACCGCCTGTAGAGCCTAAGTATGTGACACCACTGCTTACACCTAACCAACCGTGTGCATCTGTGGTGTCGGTTTCGCTCAAGTAAACAACGGGTTTAGTTCCTTCTACTTCTAAAACTCCATTAGGAGTTGCACTAAACTCAGCAGCATTAGGACTTGCGGTGCCGATTCCTACGTTTCCAGAGCTGTCTATAACAAATCTCTGGTTTGTATCTACATTGGCAGTTCCTATAACAAAATTATCAGTTGCATCATCGTGTCCGAGAGTGAATGCTGTTGTTCCATTGTTAGCAAACTTGAGTTCTGCATCATAGCCAGTAGGTGCATTTATTCTTACTGATATATCCTCACCTGTTCCTGTTATGTCCAATTCGGCTGCAGGACTTGCGTTATTGATACCCACCCGATTATTCGTGCTGTCGACTTTGAGCGTATTGGTATCAACTGTGAGATCGCCTGATGCTGTAAGCGTGGTGAACGATCCCGCAGCAGCGGTCGTGCCACCGATAACCGAATTGTCGATTACGGCTCCGTCTAAGTTCATTGCGACTGACGTTCCCGTACTGGAAAAACAAGCATCCAGAAGATCCATGTCTGTATTCAGCTTGGTGCCCCATGTGTCCGTGGAAGCGCCAACTTCGGGTTTGGTCAATGAGAGATTAGTGGTTGTAGTGTCCGCCATTTTATTTGCCTATGTTTAAATTTTATTTATATATAGCGCGATCACGCGGCTATATCTGTCCATGTTTCTGATTCGTTATTAACTGGAGCCCAAGTTGTTGTAGCTGGATTGACATCTGTGTACGAAGTCGTTGCTACAGTCTGATCATTCCATTTTAACGAACCGATAGCAGTTATGCTAGAAATTGCTGAAACTGTCGCTTCAGCTCTGTCAATTTGTCTGCCTATCGCTGTAAAAGATGAGACGCTTGCGATTGTTGCTTGAGCCGCAATGACGTATTTTGCTGTCGAAGTGAACGCTGAAACTTCTGCTAGTGTTGCTGATCCTAGTTTTACAAGTTCGCCAACACTGCTGAAAGCACTTGTCTCAGCAAGCGTTGCAGAACCACGATTGACTCTATGACCAACAGACGTGAACGTACTGCTTGCTGAAATAGTCGCTTCGCCTCTATCGATCTGACGCGCAACTGAAGTAAACGATGAAACAGCACTAATCGTTGCTTCACCACGATCAATTTGTCTTGCTGTTGCGGTGAAAGCACTTGTTTCTGCGAGCGTTGCAGAGTTGAATAAAACACGAGTTCCAACACTGCTGAAAGCGCTCGTCTCAGCGAGCGTAGCGCTTCCTAATAGTATTTTGTGACCGACTGATGTAAATGCGCTTTCTTCAGCTAAAGTCGCTGAAACTGCAAATGTTAAACCAGCTGATGCACTGAACGAACTTGACGCAGATATTGTTGATTCGCCAAACTCGAAAACGGGCTGACCATAAAATGATCGCCCGTAATTCCCGAATCCGTAGCCTACACTAGCCATAGAGAGACTCTATGAGAGAGTAATATCCAAATCACCGCCATCGAAGCGAAAGACATCCCCACTGCTTACCGTTTTCGCCGTTGTTAATGCTGACCATGCAAGCATGTTTCCTGATGTGCTGGCATCAAACACCGCCACCCATCCAACTGATCCCCATGAGCCTGTTGCTGTTGCAAATTCTGCGGCGCTTGAGTTTGTCGCAGTAGTTGGGCTGGTTCCACTAACCGAAAAAGCACATGATATTCTAGCGTATGATCCGCCTGATACTTCTGTGCCAGAGCCAGAACTGTCATCTGGTGCCGCAGTAAAAAGTCCTAAATAAACCGTTCCCGGAGTGGTAAACGCTGTATTTGCGAAAGTGTGCTTGAGCAGTTTATCCTCCAAATAATCACTAAAAGCCATTTTTATTTCCTCTAATTATTTCCCCAATACGCGATTTGTTTTTTGTGCTTGCCATAAGTTCTGCGTCTAGGGATTAAAGAGCCTTGGGCAAATGCAGATCGTTCCTGCTCCATTCTGAGCTCTTCGATAGATTTCTCAAACGCAGTGTGAAACATAGAGACGCGATCATCGTCCATTAAGTAAATGCTCGCTGTTTTCAGCGCGCCGTATAAATATAAATCTGAATGATTGTTGCTTACAAAGTTCGTTGTATTTGAATCACTCAAGGAATCAATCTTTCCAAAATATGTTAGCTGTAAATCATAACTAACGTCAGGAGTAGGGCATAACTCAAGAGAAGAATCTAAAATTGCAAAATACACAGGTTTTCCTGTGCGATTGTTAATGCTTTTTCTATATGTGTCGAGCGTCTCAATCGATACTTGAAACAATGGAGTAAAATCGCCTGACGTGATTTCAACATTGACTGCTTCGAGCCAATCAGTCGGAAGCGTCAAATATTGTGAATCAGCAGTTGCAGTCGCACGTTTAATCATGTCTTTCGTTCTTATGCGTCTGTTCAGTTCAGTTTCAACTTGATCGATAAACGTGTCCATCATCGAAGTGAGATCTGAGCGATTTAAGTAATTTGCTATCGTTGTTTTTAATGTCGAATAGTCCACTAGACTTTACCTTCCCATGTTCTGAACGCTTTATTGTCAGGATTGTTGAGCCACTTTTTCCATGCTTTTTCGTCATTTGCCCAACCTTCACGCATTGCTTTTTGATAAACCACCATTGGCACTTCAGCAACGTGTCGCATATCCATTCCCGGCTTTAGCGTTGTATCTTTGATGTGTTTGACATGCTCAATGACAGGAGCAACATTTTGTTTTGTGTGATAAATAACTTTTTCATCACTGCCAATCGACTCAGTAAAAAATTCTGATTTCAGATCTTTTTTTTGTGTGATTAGTGTTTTCTTTGTAGCCATGTCTTTTTAGAAAATGTGGAGCCAATCAGCGTTGACTGACTCCACAATAATCATTATGAAGTGCTTAAATCAGCAACAATTCCATGTGCCGCTTGATTAGACATTTCAAGACCAAACTCAGCCAAAATCATTTTGGTCTCAGCATCGCCAATAGTTGCAATATCAACTGTTTGGAAATTCCTGAGATAAGATGTTTTAGCGTAATCTGGATCAACTAAAAGCAAAGATCTTTCTCTACTAAAGTTCGAAGGGACGATTTTGAGGTCGCCGAAGTCCGAACTATAAATTGAGACAGACGCCTCAACTGTAGTTGCATCGATCATTTGTCTTGCAGAAGATCGACCAGTGAATCCTGAGATCACTTGCTTGTTATGTGGTCCACAGATTGCCATTGTTGGCTGTCCGCCATTAGTGAAACAGCTTTGTAAAACTGTTTTGACCAATGCTTCAGTCAGCGCTCTTTGAGTGCCATCTGTTGGAGCCGCACCTGCACCAGCACCAGCACCGTTAGTGCCACGAGAGACGTTGGATGTGATCCATGATTCGAATCCACCAGTTACTCTTGCTGTGGTTGCATCGCCTGTAGTTTTGGCGCCTTTTTGACATAGAGCTGTTTCCATATCCCGCTTTAATGCCTTTGCGGCGACCGCCATTTGATGCGAAATTTCCGATTTTTTTCCGGCTGCATCTGACGCATCCTGGGAGCCCGTGACTGTTGCATCTCTGCTTTGAATCATCGCTACGTTAGAGACTCTAGTTGTAGCTGTAGATGCTGATCTTGAAAGCTCAAATCCTTCCAATTGCCCTGATCCAGAAGCCGTTGGCAATGTTTCGGTTTGCCAATCAAATACCACATTGGATATTGACTTCTTTCCTATGGCGCTAATGAAGGGAGTTTCGGTTGGGCTAATGTTGTAAATTACATTTGAGAGATCTTCTCTATCGGCAGTAGCCGTATAGGTATCAAATGCGTTGGTTACCTTTGCCATGATATTACTCCTTTCTAGTTTCCTAGAAGATAAAAAGTTAAGTTAGTTTAAAAAGTTTAACTAAGCATTTGTTCAAACACTTTTGCGGCGTCTTGAACTTTGCCCGTTTTTCTCAGTTTTTGACGAGACTTTTTCAAAGGAGTTGTTTTGTTCTTCTGTGTCACAGCACCGGGTCTGGCGACTCTAGCGGCGGCTTTCTTTTGTTTTGGATTCTTCTTGACTGCTTTTTGCGTTTTGCTTTGAAGCCAGCTATTTCTTAATCCCAACAACAATCGATAGTCATAGACTTGCTCGATCTCTTCTGCCGTAAACCCTAGATCATTGATTGCGTGATCTCTAATTGCCATTTTTTCATTCGTGGCTTTTTGAGAGTCTTTCCATTCAGGTACAGTTTCAAGCAATTTAGACTCGCCGTAATGCATATACTTTTGTATTTGCTCTGCTTGCTTCGCTTGAGCTTCTTGTTGAACTCTCGCTTGCTCAGCCTGTACGGCTTCTAGTTGCTTTTTCTTTTCTTCCCAAACGTCTTTTTCGCGTACATACGAAATAGGATCATTGTCATAAAGCTCTTGCCAATTCGGTTCTTGACCCAGAGAGTTTTCTAATGCGCTTTGCATTTTTGGTAACAACTCTGAATAAACCTCATCTTTTTGTGAAATCTCAGCTCGCATGTTTTGTAGCTTCTTTTTCTGAGCCGCAAGGTCCTGAGTCTTTCGCGTATAGTCCTTTTGTCGTGAGAATGAGCTTTGAAGTTCGTCAAGGGTAACCATTTCTTCAACGCCATTAATCTTTACAGCATAAAGTGTTGGTTCTTCAACTTCTTCAATCTCAACTTGTTCATCGTCAAGAGTAATTTCTGTTTCTTCGTTTTCATCGTCTTCAGAATCAAACGCTTGTTCTTCAACAAGTTCTTCTTCTTCAGCTATTTCTTCTTCAACAGTTTCATCTGCAACCTGTAATTCTTCTTCTGATGCTTCTGTTTGTTCCTCTTCTGGAGTCAGTAGCGCTTCAAATGAAGTTGTTGCTTTGTCTAAATCTGATTGTAAATCGAGTGGCTTCGCCATGTTCGTTTTATATATCCTTACAAATTAAATAATTGTTCAATAATAGACGTTTGTTATTTGTAATTCAATCAAACAATTAAACTATTTTTCTAATTCGATTAAGGTTCGCTCTTGTGATTTTGCCTTTTTCGATAATGATGCGTAAATGTTTCTCAACTTCAGGCAACAGCTTTACGGCTATATGTAGTTTTTCGCGTAGATCTTCTTCTTCAGAATTGCTATTAATCCAGAGATCAATGTATTCATCTTTTAATGCGTTTAACGCTTTTTGAAACGTCTCACTCTCAAGAATCATCTCGCTTTCATTCGATTGTAAAATTTCCTCTTGCGTTGCCATCAGTTTATCCTATTTTCGTTAATAAATTTGCTATTGCTTCAGCACTCAAAGGCTCATAATTTGTTAATCTGCGTTGCAAACTATTCATTGAATTAGAGACGCTAGGAACAGACGCAAAGCGATCATAAGTCAGAGGGTTGTCTTGCATGTATGACTGAATAGGTGGTGGATCATAAACATAAGGAGAATAAGCATCATCATTAATTGTGTATCCTTCTGGGTTTTGTGCAGAATAAGATCTACTTGGTGTTATGTAGTCTCTGTATTCCCATGCAGGTGCTTGAATATTAAAAGGTGTATATGCAACAGGCACATATTCGTCAACGGTATCGCCAACAACAACATCTACATCAACATCACCTGAGCCATCACCAAGACCATCTCCATCACCAAGACCATCTCCATCACCAAGACCATCTCCATCGCCTTGACCATCACCACCACCAACATCATCACCACCACCAACATCATCACCACCACCAACATCGTCTGTAGGCGTCGGAGTAGTTACAGGGGTTGGTGTCGGCACCGGAGTAGGGGTTGGAACTGGCGTAGGTGTAGGTGTTACAACAGGTGTAGGTGTTACAACAGGTGTAGGTGTTACAACAGGTGTAGGTGTTACAACAGGTGTAGGAGTAGGTACTGGTGGCCATGGATTAGTGGGTGGCACAGGCGTAGGTGTCGGCACTACAGGTGTTGGAGTTGGAGTAGGTACTGGAGTTGGAGTTGGAGTAGGTACTACAGGTGTAGGTGTAGGAGTGGGTACTGGTGTAGGTGTTGGTGTCGGAGTTGGGGTAGGAGTGGGTACTGGTGTAGGTGTTGGTGTCGGAGTTGGGGTAGGAACAGGAGTAGGAGTAGGTGTAGGTGTCGGAGTTGGGGTAGGAACAGGAGTAGGAGTAGGTGTAGGTGTCGGAGTATCATCTATAACAACATTTCTCAATTCAAACCACCAAGGTGTTTCATCAGTGCCATCTGAATATGTTTCGTCTAGTTGTTTCCATTCGTAATTGCCATCTGACTCAGATAATATTTGCGCTTTGCCATCAATGATCATGATGTCACCGACTGAGTAACCTTCTTCTAGTCTTTGTTCTTTAACTTCGCTCATTGAAGGATTAGTTATATCTTCAATTGTGATACCAGTTGCGTTCATGTGTCCTTGCAACTCGCCATACAAAGAATCTTTTATAAATGGATTCTGCTCGCTTTCCCATGCTTCATAAATTTGTCTAGCAATAACCATTTCTGGAGAATCAGCTTCTTGAACTGTCTCGTTATAAATTCCTGTTAGGCTGTCTCCGACTCCTAGTTCTTCTCTGATCGCATCGACATCTGCGTTTTCGTCTAGCACATTTGAAAAGCCATCAAGCACCCAGCCACTTTCTGTTTTTTTAAATACAGCGTTTTCGAGCGTATGACCTTTGTGTTTTATTGTTCCTGTTCTGACTCTTGCGCCAGCTGGCACTTTTGTCGGATCAGACATTCCAGCACTTGATAATACTTCTCTGATTCTTTTGTTTGTGCGTTGATTTGCGGCTTTATTTTTAGCTGAATCTTTTGTTGCTCTGCCGACTTTACGAGCTGGCGTATTGACACCAGCGATGCCCGCACCCATAGGGTCTATACCTTCCCATATTGGTGGTTGGCTGTTTCCAGAGCCTACGGTACTATTGTCTGAGCCACCGAGGGGATTAGAGGGCAGTGAAGACTCTTCATCACCGCCGGGTGGAATATAATCTACATCACCGCCCGCATATGGCCCTGTTACGCCAGGCACAGGCAAAAAGTCGCCAGTAGGTGTTGTAATTCCCCACTGACCAGTCGCGGTGTTGTAAACCCAATTCATGTGTTATTTATTTTTTGCGTTGCCAACATTGACAGCAAGCATATTTACAAATTTCATTGCTTTCTCTAGCCATTCATTGTCTTTGGGTGTAGGTGTTACAGCCGCAACGATTGATGCAATAGCGATGATTGCAGTGATGATATCGATGATGTGTTCCATGATTTATTCCTTTATTTATTGATTGTTAGTTTGTCGATTTTTTCTTCGATTTTGTCGAAGCGCTTAAACATCTTGTCCATGTCGTTTCTGAGATCGGCTTTGGTCACATAAGTGCGTGGGATTTCCTCTCTCGTTTTAGAGAGTAAAATATCAATACGTTTGATCTCTTGTAGGTTTGCTCTGATTCCATAAATAAGAGGTGCATACACCAAACTGAGTACGACATTCCAAAAAATTAAGCTGTTCATTTCCATGTTATTTTGTAATTCCTTTATATTTTTCAAACG